AGAAGTAGCCACGCCGGATTGGGTAGGGACTTTACGAACATGTTTCATACTCGTGAGTATGTTTCGTTCGTAAAATGTCTACCCAATCCGGCGTGGCTACTTCTCGGAAATGTTGTTTCCCACATGGGTCAGCATGCTATCTTCTTTTGTAACGACTTTGCAAGATGACTACAAAAGATGATAGCATCCACTCGCATGCGATACACCGAAAATCAACGCATTGCATGTCAGCATGCTATCTTCTTTTGTAACGACTTTGCAATATGACTACAAAAGATGATAGCATCCACCGAAAATCAACGCATCGCATGTCAGCATGCTAATAGCATCTTCTTTTGTAACGACTTTGCAAGATGACTACAAAAGATGATAGCATCCACTCGCATGCGATCTACCGAAAATCAACGCATCGACATGCTATCATCTTGTGAGTTCGACAGACACATTGGCATGCTATCATCTTGTGAATTCGACAGATACATCGACCGGCTATCATTCACTTGTGAGTTCGTCAGACACATAGTCACGCTATCATCGTGTGAGTTGAACTGAGTTCGTGAGACACATAGTCACGCTATCATCGTGAGTTGAACTGAGTTCGTCAGACACATCGACATGCCATCATCATCGTGTGATTTCTACGAAAATCATCGTGAGATGTCGAAAGACTAGAAACACGCCAGCATGCACGGCTGGCACGCACGTCCTCTAAAATAACTGATGCGTTGCTCAGTGTAGGACATATCAACATGCATTTGCTATCTTGCGGCTTCGACGGACAGTTTCAGACACGTCGTGCTATCATCTTGTGATTTCTACAGACACTCAGTCGATTTCCACAGACACTCAGTCGATTTCCATAGACACATCGTCTATGACTCGTCATAGTCTCATCGTAAACACTTGAGACGATTTAGAAAGACACTTTTTCGTGATATCATCACGAGGGGTCGACGAACACGCCAGTGTGCACGAACGGCACGCAGCCTTTCAATGCGACTGTGCTCTTCTTCGGGCACAATCATCATCATGCTATCATCATGTCTTGTGATTTTCACACGCTTTCGACAGACGCGTTATCATGATATGGTCATGTTGAACATATGCCAATGTACGCCACCACCGGGGGACCGCCCATGCGATGCATCGTGTTTGATTGGTGCTATCGTTTTTACATGTCGTCATGCTGTCATAGTCATATGTCGACACGCACGCCCTTTAACACGACCGACACGCACGCCTCTTAACACACACGACTGATGCGTGTACTCCGCGTCGAACACATCATCATCATGCCATCATCATATTGTGATTTTCGACAAACATGTGTCAATGCTATCATCTCTATCATCGTGAGATGTTGGCACGCCCCTTTAACACGACCGGCACGCACGCCCCTTTAACACGACCGGCACGCACGCCCCTTTAACACGACCGACACGCACGCCCCTTTAACACGACCGGCACGCACGCCCCTTTAACACGACCGTAACGCACGCCCCTTTAACACGACCGACACGCGAATGATGCGTTGCTCTGCATGAGATATATCAGCAACCATGTGGGAGTCGAGATCACAAGATGATGATAGCATGATGATTGTTTCCATAGAAAAGCGTGGCATCCGTGTGATGTCGGGGCGTGCGTGCGAGTCGTATTGTCGATGCGTGCGTGCGAGTCTTGTTGTCGGGGCGTGCGTTAGTCGACGTCTCATTGTGATAGCATGCCGATATGCACGTCGAACTCACAAGATGATACATTGATAATGATAGCATGACGATGTGTCAAACAACATTGAAGGCCGGACGAACATTCGTGGCCGAATCGTGGGATTCCCATTGTGACGAGCCAAAAGTCGCATTTTCAAGCCTCGAGTAAAAACACGTATGGAAAACTCCCAAACGAAGATTTTGGAAGGATGAACAAAAGAGGAAATGCGGATTTCGAAGGAAGCACTTTTCAATGGAGAGAGCACCTCATTTGGGCACTAAAAATCGAAAAGTGTTTCGAAAATCCGTATTTCATCTGCTGTTCATCCTTCCAAAATCTTCGTTTGGGGAGCATGAACGTAGATTAGAAAACGTAGTAATATGAAAAAGTCTTCCCAAATCCTTGCTTTCGTTGTTATCGAGTTTTCTTATCTACTTTCTCCATACGTGCTTTTACCCGAGGCCTGAAAATGCGCTTTTGTTTCCCACATGACACCTCAGTCATCCACGACGCGTCTGTCGTCGTAATCACAAGAGGATGGTAGAATGAATGGCGACTCATTGGCGAGTCGCATCATACTCGCGCTTCGTCGCGTGGTCTCACCCATCTTCATCGCATCAATCTCCATCGGATAAATTCTGAATAAACACACACATGACAAGTCGGGGGAAAATTGCGCTTTTGTTGCGCGGTCACTTGCGCGACACCCTTCAAAATGACGTAATGCGCCATTTTGTGCACATCATGCAAAACGACGAACGTATCGACGTCGATGTATACGTCCAAACGTGGGAGAACGACGAGGCATCGGTCGACTGTAGCTGGCGCTCGTTGAATCACCAGCGGACGCGGGTGTCCGCCGAGCGGGTCGACACGTACTTGCGCTGCAAGTCGCACCTGCGGATCATCCCAGAAGACAACCTCCCGTTGGTCGGGTCGTCGGACGGACGGGTCGGTGGGACTTCCAAGCGCGGATGGAAGCAGATGTGGCTCGGCATCCACACCCTGGTCGACGAGATTCACCAGAGTGGCGTCGCGTACGACGCCGTGTTGTCTTTGCGAATCGACTTTTTCGGCAGTTATGTGTCGGGTCGGCATCATTCGGACTATGGGAGGGACATCACCCCCGAGTATGTGAGGGAGTGGGCCGCGACGTCCGTGCACACACGGCGCATCTGCTTTCTCCACGACCATCCGAGCTTGGGAATCGACAACTGCTACATCGGGCCGGTCGTGTTGGTCCACACGCTGTGCGTTCGGTTTCACTTTGAGCTCGATGAGACGCGCGCGCTCGTTGGCGACGAGTGGAACCAGGAAAAGATGGTGTATAAGCTGGCCATGTTGCTCAACGCGGGGCACGTCCCATAGTGGCAACCGCGATGGCGGGAGGTGGGTTCGGTGCGTGTTATGGTTTGAACATGCATATAAACACATATAATAACTTCAAAATAAGGAGGTCCATGGCGCCCCTGCAGGACCTTTCCCCCACCGATGCATCGAGTGGGCCTAGGACATTTGCGCCGTGTGCTCCCATCGCCCTCGGCGACGACGAGTGGTCGCGTGGCGCGTTTGGTAGCGTGTTCGTGGTCGACGGTCCGTCGGGCAAGATGGCGGTCAAGCGTGTGTCCGAGTCGGTCGAGTATGCGAATCGAGAGTTGGAGACGTGCACGCGACTTGCGTCGGACGACCACCCCCACATCGTCGATTTGATCGGCTACTGGACCGAAGACGCGTCCCCGACCACACGCGTGCTCTATCTCGTCATGGGGTTCATGCCGGACACGCTCGGGGGCGTACTCGCGCGTTTGGTGGCCAACGAAATGCGCATGAGGGAGTGGCGGATGATCGCGCTGATGCGACAGCTCGCGGGGGCGTTGGAGCACCTCGAGTCGATCGGCCTGATGCATCGGGATTTGAAACCCGACAACATCCTGGTGCACCTGCCGAGCAACCAACTCCGGTTGGCCGACTTTGGAAGCGCCAAGTTTGTCTCACCAAACCAGCCGAACGCGACGTACATCTGCACGCGATTCTACCGGGCGCCTGAGCTCATCCTCAATCGCACGCTGTATTCGACGTCCATCGACGTGTGGGCGTTTGGGTGTATTTTGGGCGAGTTTGCCAAGGGCGGCCCGCTATTCCCCGGTGGGACGCAGAGCGACGTCCTGTCGCGAATCATGCGAACGCGCGGCATGGTGACGATGGGCGACATTGCGCGCATGCCGACACACAACACGGCGGACACGCTCAACACGGAGGGGATCGGCGTTGGCTTGGACTTGGCACCCAGGCCGTGGTCGAGGGTATTCACCCGACGCATCAGGAATAAGCGCCTAATCACCTCGTACGGCCAGCGTTACGAGACGGCTCTGGATGGATGTTTGCAATGGAACCCGTCGCGTCGCATGACCGCGAGCGCGCTCCGTCGATGCGCGCTGTTCACCAACGCCCGTGGTGGTGGTTGTGGTGGTGGCCGCACTACTCCCAATGAAAATGATGTAAATATGACGCCAATGTAAAGAGCCGAGATGCATCGTCTACACGAAGCCACACCCGACGTTTGTCTGGGCGACTCACCGGACGGGACCGACAATGCGAAGGACGTCGGCGACTCGCATGCCGAGTCGGATGACTTTGAGTACTTTGTGCATCAGTGGTCTCAGCTGAGGACATCGTGCTCGGGCGATGAACTGACCGCGCTGCTGTCGAACAGCTCTGGGTCATCGTCGGCGTGCGACTCGGCGACGCTGGAGTTGTGCGAGAGACTCACGCTAAACACACCCGCACACACCGACGTGCATCACACCACGCCAGCGAACCACGCCGAGACCACATGGTCCGATGAATCCGTCCGTACGCCACCTCATCCGGCGAGCCAAACCGACACGCGATATCAGCATTTCATTATGTGACGATGACCGTTCAACAACGAGAAGGACGATAGAGTCCGATGGATGCATCGATTGCAATCGAAACGCCCATCCTAACCGAAGATTGTGGAACTTCGTTTCGGATGGTACATGACAATACATTTCTTGCTTTTGCGACTTGACACAAGTTTCATCTCCCTAGGTAGGTTGCCGACATCGTCGCATGCTAATGATACGGGCACGCACCATGGAACGCACGCTCTTGAGCACGGCTGGTGCGATGGTATTCTACAGACACATCGTCATCCTGTCATCATTCGGAACGTCGATAACAACAAACGCAAAGTAGCAGTAGCGCATCATAACAGCCTCTGATAGTCATTTCCTTTACTGATACGTTCGCTATACCCAAATCATTGCTAACGTTTTCTCCGCTTTCATGCGCATTTTATTTTACCCGATGAGTGGAAAAATGTGTCTTTTTGCTCACCAGAGAGGAACCAGACATGCTTTAACACTGCGCTGTGATGGTACGGTAGATTCTCTCAAGATGGTATTTTTAACAAATCAGAACACGAGTGGGCATTGCGGTAGCAACGGAGATGATATGATTCCAATTACAAATGCATGCTTCCCAAACGAAGATTTTGGAAGGTCGAACAAACCTTTCAGAATGCGTTTCCCGGGAAGCACTTTTCAACAATTTGTAGCCCAAATGCAGTACTATCTCTCCCTTGAAAAGTGCTTCCCGGGAAACGCATTCTGAAAGGTTTGTTCGACCTTCCAAAATCTTCGTTTGGGAGGGTGTAAAATGCTTTTTACAGAGAATTCTACATGCATATCGTTATGCGATGTGCCATTGCTATCATTATCTTGTGACTAGTAAGTTGGACTGGTAAATGTCAGATACATCGCCATGCTATCATCATGAGATATCGACTAACATGCCAGCATATCACGGCTCGCACGCACGCTCCTTAACACTGCGGGTATGATGGTATACGACAGACACATCGTCAATTCATCATCTTGTGACCCGAATTGGAGTCGGACAGACACATCGCCATGCTATCATCATCTTGTGACTCGAAGTCGAGTCGTACAGAGTTGGACACCCATATCTCTGTCTACTAACACACCATCATATCACGGCAGCATGTCACGGCTCGAACGCACGCTCTTTAACACGGCTGATGCGATTGGATTCTATGGAAACTAAGACACATCGTCATGGTATCGTCAATGATTCATCATCCTGTGACTCGACTTGAGTCGAAGTTGAGTTGGACAGACACATCGTCATGCTATCATCATCTTGCGAGTTGGACAGAAACCGTGAGACACGCCAGAAAATACTACATGACACGAGACACGACTGTCACACGCACCACGGCACGCACGCACGCTCTAACACGGCACGCACGCTCTTTAACACGGCACGCACGCTCTTTAACACGGCACGCACGCTCTTTAACACGGCACGCACGCTCTTTA